ATGCCTCATCTATCGCTGATTCTATAGCGATTTCCATCATTGCTTCATACGGTTTCCAAGTTTTTCGATAGTTATCTACCGTCATCTGGTGGCAATTAATACCCGCGTAATACAAACGCCCCTGTGCAGTGAAATTAGCCTCAAGCTGAGGATCCAATGCAAAGTCTATGACCATACGCGCAATCAGGTACGCCATGTGATTTATTGTGATGTGTTCAGGTTCGCGCTTTTTATCTGCCATGGCGTTTTTAAGCATGATATTTACCAGATGCCCACGAACATATTCGTAATCACTCTCGCATTTACCATCAAATACAATCAAAGCCGTAACTGACTTGGCTAACTGTGTCTCCATAGATGCAATAGCACCCAAGCGATCTTCATAATTCAAAGGCTTCTCTCCAGTGCCACGCACATTTGGTTCAAAATTTGGCGACTTAGCAGTAATGCCATGAGTCAGCCATTCAAATTGTTCAAACTTTTCCGCCACTGCTGCATTCATCCCTTCACCAACCCTTCAATCTGTTTAATCGCAAATCGGCTTGTCACTTGCTCTGTGCTGAACCGTAAAACCTGATAACCCATCATTGTTGCTGCGTTGTATTTTTCCATGTCCCCTATGTAGCCCTTCCCCCGTGTATGCCTGCCACCTGACCAGATACCCCCTTCAACTTCGATCAGCAGCTTCGTATTCTTGATATGAAAATCTGCCCGCCATTTTCTTGTTGGGTGAAATTGAAACTCCTGCTCAAATTCAATTTTTAAAGTTTTAAGCTGTTGGATCAGTGCTGCCTCACCTACACTTTCCACCTTTACGCCTTTGACTTTGTTTTTACGCTTGGTGGCAGTCTTACGACCACCGCCATAAAGTTTTTTGTATTCAGCAAGTGAGATGCTAGTCACTGGCACCTCGCAATGCATACATCACACGACTTGGCACCCAGCCACAGTACCCACAAACCAAACCGCCTTTTAAGCGGCCACAGAATTTACACATGTTCACTTACCCGTTCTATGACTGTTTGAATGGCTTTCAATGTCATATCCTTATCAGTGGAATCACGTAAAAGATCAGCAATCATTAAAACTTTTCGCTTATATTTCTCAGCAACTTTTTCCGCAGCTTTCTGCTTACGATCCTGCACAGTGTTGAATGCGATTAGCTCATTGTGTTCTTGCTTGAGCTGGATATAGCACTGCTCCATGTTGTTAAGCTGGGCTTTTAGATTGTAATTTTCCTCTTTCAATGGTTTAGCTACATTTTCAAAGTAACTTCGGCACTCAATTGCCTGAAGCCACTCTTTGGTACGCTCTTCTAAAACACTGTTTAGTTGGTCGATGATGGATTGTTGTTCATCACGCACCGTAGCGACAGCACCAGTAAACGCAATCCATCCAGCATTAAATTCATTTAATTTAGTTGTGCACCGAAAGCTGTTTTTCTTAGCATTAAGATCAATAAATCCGTGTTCTTCTGCGATTTTGCAGTACACCTCGTACTGTTGCTCAACATCAGTAATAAAATCACTCATAAATCCCCCTGCACAATTGTCATTGGGCTAATGTGATTTCTAATATCAGTCACGTAGTCGGTGCAGTCGTGGTCTGCGATGGTTGCGCGCAGACCCCCAAGACAAACTAGAAGGTGCTTAAAACGCTCGGAATAGCTAGTAAATTTCCATTGATCCTCCTCCCAGTAATACAACTCAACTGCATTTCTTTTTTGGAAGTAGGTAACATGTAGAAAATCTGTCGCTCCCACAGGCGCACCAGCCACAATTTCCCGCATTTGCTCGATTGTTAAATTCATGCCTTCAACTCCCTTTCAACATTCATGATGTCTTTTGCGTACTGCGTTGCCTTGTAGTGACTACCTGAAACACGCTCCAAATATCGCCATTCAACAAAATTTTGCAGTTGGCTATAAACAGTTGCCCTGTGTGCATCAATAACGGCTTCTTGAATATCTTTCACAGTGAACAACTGAGTTGCATAGCATGCGAAAAGCAAAATATTTAACTGATCTTCAAATGTGAGCTTCCTTGTTTTATCAAACGCGCTTTCAACTTGTGTAATAACTCCGCCATTCTTTAAGAAATCTTCAACTGTTTTGCTCACACTGCACCCCCTACTCGCTGATCTGCCCAGTTGCATTCCACAACCTCCAACCCATCATGTTGAAAACGGGACCACAGTCGATCACCTAAATCTTTGCGCAATTCTTCTAACGTATAATTTGAAATGAGCATCGTTGGCTTGCCTTCGTCATAACGTGCGTACAGCACTTTGTGCACCAGCTGAAGTCTGTTCTCATGCCGATCATGCAAACCGTATTCATCCAAAATCAGTAAGTCATACTCAGTGAATCGATAAACGGCTTGTGCTTCGGTGTCATCGGGCTTAGTCCATGCATTGGCAATTTCTGCCGCCATGTCTTCAGACGTGATGTATCTTGCGAATTTGCCCTTGTCCAAAGCGTTTCGAGCCACGGCGCAAGACAGATGCGTTTTACCTGTGCCAGTACGCCCAACCATGATCAAATTGCGTGGACGACCTGCAATAAAATCCTTGGTGTATTTCACGCAAAGTGCTTTGGCATTTCGTTGGCCATCGTTGTGAGTGATGTACTCATTGAAACCGCTTTTTGCATGTCGGTTTGGGAGTCTAGCGCCTTCAAAGTGTTTTTTACGCACCATGGCATCAACTGCTTTTTGGTGTTCAAGGTTGCTTTGAATCACGTTTTCTTTGGCACAGGTTCCACAAATTAAACTACTCCCTGCTTTGATTTTGAGTTCACTGTGGATGGGACAAATGTCACTACTCACTTGGAAATTAAATCCTGATACAGCTGCAATTGAGTTCATACAAGGCCCCCCAAATCGATATCGTCAGTTGAGCAAGGCGCATACTGAGTTACATCGCCCCATGCGTCGTTGACGTTGCGTGAAGTGCTAACTTGGCTTTGTTTGTGTTGGTGGGTATTTGTATTGCGTGAAAACTTTCGCTTAATCCATTTCACAAAATTTGAATACATCTGAGTTTCTGTAATCAGCCCAGATTTAAACTTTTGCTCGTAATGCGCATTGACCTCCAGCAAAACCTGATTCACTTGATCTTGTGTCATTGGCAATTCACCTGATCGTTGCAACCAAGAATTCAAAGAATGCAAATCTGGTGTCCAGAGATTCAATACCTGATCTACTGGATTTTGCTGCGTATTTCTCTCTTTAAAGTTTTCTTTAAATGTTTCTTTAAGTGTTTCTTTAATAGTGCCCCGTTCAACGGTACTAGTCCCGTCCCGTTTGGTGGTACTAGTCCCGTCCCGTTTGGTGGTACTAGTCCCGTCCCGTTTGGTGGTACTAGTCCCATCACCTTTAAGGGTACTACCCTCATTTGGTACTAGTCCCTTTTCGCGGTACTGGTCAGGAGTGAATAAATATTCATTTAGACAGCCTGTTGTTCTCTCAACTTTGATCAAACCAAGTTCTTCCAGATCGCGAATACATGACATAACCGTGTCGCGTTTTTTAATCCCGCAATACTTTTGAAATTGAGTAATAGCAATTGGATGTGATGCGCGATCAAACCCTATAGTTTGGCGCATGACAAACATTAAACACTTAAATGCCTTATCGTTTAACTGAGCCATAATCTGACTATCAATTAACGTGTTAGGCATCTTGGTGTAGCGCTCTTCTTTATTCGACATCGCTTTGCGCTCATTTTTTGGGAAATGAACTACTTGCCCTTGAGGTAGCGGTGGTTCATGTGCTAAATTTGTGTTCATTCAATGCCCTCTAAGTTTTGAATACAAAAGCCTGATCTCAACCATCAGGCTTTTTCTTTGCCTTCAACACAAGCGTGTACCTTGGCATCCAGTTCAGCCAATATCTTGTGCAGTTTGTTTATGACTCGTGACATATCCACCGCTTCACCGCGCGTAATACGACCATCGAGCATCATTTCTTTAAAAACCGATTGAATGTCACCGCCACTGATTCCCATGTTCAACACCAATTCAGTCAGTGCTGTATCTCGGCATTCGGGAATTTTGGGTAAATCAATTGCAACCTTTCCGTGCTCTGCATTAAGTGCATGCAAAATACGGTAATCGTTTGTGATTCCCATTAGTTTTGAAGCTTCAGCAAGCGTAATGTGATGGGTATCCGTATTTGGATTCACTTTGCTATTCAGCACGGCTGGGCTTTTAATGCCGAGTCTAGGTGCTAGAGCATTTGCCCCACCTGGGTAGTCATGCACCGTGTGATATGCCGCATCGATGATGTTCATTTAGGCTTCCTTTGAACGTGTTTAAATAAAATCAATTGGTTGATAATTGATTTAAGCGGCCAAGTTCTTAGGGTTTGCCTTATCCATTAACCACTCCTTGGAAATTTGTCCATGACTGTTGTTGGCTAATGTTTGGGCATAATTAGTTTCACCTGTGTAGTCAGTCCGCGGGAGTGCGCCCTTTTCTTCCATCTTCCGAATAGCTACATAAGAAATCCCTAATAAATTTGCTGCTATGGTGCGACCACCAACTGCTGCAATTGCTTTTTGCATTGGATTCATTAATTAAACCTTTATTAAACCAGATAAACATAATTAATTAAACCATGAGTTAAAGTTTGTTGCAACCAATGGTTGATTCCATTTAGTGGTTTTTTATTGAATAATTTAACCAATGGTTAAAGGCGGGTATTTATGAACACTCTTGTTGAAAGATTGCAAAAAGCTTTAGATGATAAAAAATTGTCATGGTCAAAGGCTTCAACAATGATTGGGCTTTCACCGCAAGCACCTTCTAAATGGAAGAAAGGTCAAATCGGGAAAGAGACGCTAGAAAAGCTTGCTGAACTTCTAGAGGTTGATGTTGGTTGGTTGTTAACGGGTAAAGATGCAGGAGTATTTGAGCCTTTAGTTACAGTTGAAACTGTGGTTGCAACCGAAGACCACAAAGATGATTTTGTTTGGATCGATGTTGTTGAGGCTGTCTTTTCATGTGGTGCTGGCGAATCAATTGAATTTCACTTTGACACCATTAATGGAAAAATCCCATTTTCACCTTCATTTATGAAAGAGAAAGGCGTTACTGAAAAAACCATGAAAATCATTAAAGCCAAAGGCGAAAGCATGGCGGATTTCATTAAGGATGGTGACCTAGTTGGTATCAACTTAGCGCAAACGGACATTATTGATGGTGAAATTTACGCTGTGTATTTAGCTGGCGAAGGCATGTTGAAGCAAATATTCAAAGAAGCTGACGGCTCTTTGGTGCTTCATAGCTTGAATGAAAAGTTTCCAGACAGAATTGTAAGTGAAGAAAACGGAAGGAATTTTAAAGTAATAGGTCGCCAGTTTTGGCGGGCGGGATAAATTTAAAAATAGAGAATACTTATGCACCCAAAACAAATAATGAATCAAATCATTGAGCGTATTAACAATGCTGCAGCTGATAGCGAGTCACTAACACTTAACCCTGAAGAAGTTAAAATTCTTTCAGAAGAAATTGGCGACCTTCATTTCATCCCTGTGCTTAGTAATGAGCAA